TTTCTATAGCATCTGCCATAACTGTGTGATACTCTCTAATCATAAGTGACATAGATGCACCTAGTTCTTCTAAACCTCTACCTGTTGCAAAGCTAAGTGGTGATTGTGAATCATCTGTTATTGGATATGCACCACCTACACGAAGTTGTCTTTCTATTCTATCTATCTGTTGGAAAATCTGATAAGGAACATTTGATGCAGGTTTACTTACTTGTGTACCTGGAGCTAGATAGTTTACAGCGAATCTACCTTTACGATACTGTCCTGATTCTATCTCTCCTGATATGTTTGTTTCTGTAAATACTGCATCTTCCATAGCTATTATTGACATCACATTAATCTTTGCCATAGAAGCCATAAGTCCTATGATTTGGTCATACTGTCCTTGTAATCTGTCAAAAGCAAATTTCTTTGCCACAACAAAAGCAGGACCACTATCTAGTGGGTTAGGTATAAAGTCAAGAATAGTAGAAGAGGTCATGTGAAATACATAAGTACCTTCTTCGTTATAATACTCTGCTATAAGGTCACCCTCACCATTAGAGTTAGCCCAACTACCATTATAAGAATCTGTATAAGCAGAAGCATACGCACTACCAATACCTAATGTATTGACTACATCTTTTTTCATTATCTGGTCAGCAAACTTAGGATATACCTTAGCTAGTGATTGTTTAGGTACTCTTCTTATTATTGCCATTTCTTTTGGTTGTTGGTCTGCACCAAAGTAACCAGGGAAACAGTTATAAGGGTCACGAAGTTCTGCACAAGGATATGGTGTACCATCAGGTCCTTTTATCTGCTTTACTTCTAGCTCTATCTGAATCTTTATTGTTAGGTACATCTACTTTTAAGTTTGGAATACGACCTATCTTCTGTGACAAGTGTTCTAAACCTGACATCATTAGGTTAGGTACAGGTATTTGATAATCCTCAAAACCTTTTAGTTGGTCACCAAGTAAAGCAAGAATACCATCAGGTCCACCATTCATAATTGCACGAATACGCCCTCTTGTAGAGTATGCACTTTGATTGTCATAGTGTAAATTAGTTACAGCGTATTGTATCTCTTCTGGTGTCATTCTATCCCCATGGGCTTTCGTTCATATCGCTTATATTCCATTCTCCAAAACTAGGTTTATAATCTAATCCTACCTCAGCTAATCGTTCTTTTCCTAATCTTCTAATAACTTTTAGAGGAAACCAACTAGCCATAACAACATCTGATTTATAATTTTTTGCTTTACTAGCTCTACTAGCAGCACTTGAAAAATAAATTAGTTGTCTACGATATATATTACTCTTAGTTTCACTTTCTGTGTTACCATAAGGCAAATTTATTAGCTTTTGTTCAAATAACTGTTGCATACTTCCAACACCATAAATAGGGTCATATTTGTTTTTTTGTGTCTGATGACCCTCTAAATACACACCAAATCTACTACAGTAATCTTTTATTTCTTTGTCTTGCCTTATTGCTTTCTGAAAACCATTTTCTTCTATAACCCAATGTGCTAAACCATATTTCTCATACCATCTTTTTATAGATTTTTTTGCTTGTATAACGCCACCACCTTGTTCGTTTTCTATATCAACAAGATATAACTCACCTGTATCTGGATTAGCTGCCCATAGTACACACGCCTGAAATCCTGTAGATGCAGGGTCTAATCCTGCAATCAAGTGTGTTCCTGCAGGTATGTGACCTACAACTCTGTTTATATCTCTACATTGGTCTATATCTTCAGAGTTAAACATTGTAATACCTTCTACAAATGCTTTGTTAAGATAAACCATCTCAAAGATAGCTCTACCTCCTGTAGTGTCTGCATTATTCTTTTGTGACATTAGCCACTTGTAAGTTCTCTTACTAGCCCACAACATACAGTCCTGATGTTCTTCTATATCTGTTTCAGGCAAAATACACTCTGAACTATGTGCTTCTTCTACGATATGTTCAAACTCTGGGTTTTCTAATAAAAAGTTATATAAATCTTCTGGGTGCTGTCTTGAACCTATAACAACAACAGCAGTATGTTCCTCTTTACGAGATGACAAAGTAGTTGTCCACCATTGTCTAGTTTGTTCTCTAGCACTAGGTTGCACAGTTGTACCATGGTCCTCAATATCATCAGCAATAATTAAATCACAGTCACGAGAAAGTATCTTACCACCTTTACCTACAGCAACCATAGTAGGTGATTTAATACCTGTTACTGTTCTAGTAGCAATAGTAAATTGACCTGATGACCAAGATTTACCTGACCTAACTTTTGGTTGGAACTTTACACCTGGTCCATTCATTTCTTCGTTTAGTTGTTCATTGTTTTCTAAATGGTCCATAACAGAACCTACTGCATTCTTAGCAATATCTTCGTTACCACCAACCCACATAATTCTTATGTTTGGGTTTTTACATATCTGCCATACAGCAAAGTGTGTAAGTAAGTCTGTCTTACCATGTCTAGGTGGACTTAGTATCATTTGTTGTTTACCATTTTCTATAGCATCAACAATGTTGTTTATCCAGTTCTCGTGAAAGTCTGCTGTTTCATATAGGTCACCTGTTTCTGTTTTAAAATACCTATCTCTAAAATCTTTAAAATCTTGTAATGATTTTTTTGTTTCTTCTGCTATCTCCCAGTCTTGTTGTGCTTCTAGTATTGCTTTATCTTCTCTATATGCTGCATACATTTCTGTAACAGTTACACGACCAATATCCATAAGGTCTGCAACTTGTTGATGTGTAAATACTTTATCTTCTATTTTTTTTGCATATAGAGTTACAAAATCTTTATAGTGTTGTCCTCTGTTAGTAGATGATTTACCAGAGGGTTCTGTTTTCTTTTTCTTTTTGTTTTTTATGTAGTGGTATCTTTTTTTACACTTATCAGTACAGTATGGGCTACGCTCTCTACGCTGCCTTCTACAAGATTCACCAACTATCTCATTGACTTTACACCTAGGTCTAGCCATTATTTTTTCTTTTTCTTATCAGCTTTTCTTGATTTCTGTACAGCTTTTATATTTACTTTTTTACCAGCCTTATATAACTTAGCAGTACGCTTTATCTCTGCTGCTCTTTTCTTAGCTGCAGCATCAGACAATCCTGCTAGGTATTTAGCTGGTACACCAAATCTATAAGGTTGTTTTCTTTTAGCCACTACTTCTTTTTTTTCTTTCCACCACGAAGGTCAGTATCGTGTTTTTTAGAACCACGAATATAACTGTTCACTCTGCCCATAGCCCATTGAGCCATAGATACTCCTGGTCTTGAACCAGAACTCATATAAGCAGCTTGACCTCTTTTGTAAACAGTTTTTAAAGTAGATAGTGATATACCACTTTGCTTTGCTTTTTTTATAAGTGCTGTGTTTGCACCTGCTGGTATCTTTGCCATTACTTCTTAATCTTCTTTACTTTCCCATTTTGCGTTCTTGCAAACTTATGTGTTTTAGTTTCTCTAATAAGAGTACCATAGTATCTTTTGCCACCAAACAACCAGCTTACTCTTTTAGTCATTACTTACCTACAGCTTTTTGTGCTCGTTTATGTGCTTGTGTAAATGTAGCACCACGCTTCATACTGTTACGCATATACTCCATGTGTCTTTTTGTATGATGCACAGAATGTTTTTTCATTGTCTGTTGTTGTCTTTTTGTAAGACCAGACATATCTACACCTTTAATCTTCATTTCTTTTTTTTCTTTCTAAGTGCTGCAAAATCTGCTGCAGTAATTTTATTTCTAGGTGGTGCTATTCTAGCAATCTTCATTTGCTTTTGTGAATAACCTTTTTTACCTTTTGGCATATTGCTCCTTTACCAATCCCTACACGCCCAGTAACGAGCAGTAGTCTTATCTTTAGCAGTACTACATTTATGCCTAGCACGAAACGAAGCTCTAGCTTTTGGGTTATCTTTTCTAACAGGCATGTTTGGGTCACCAAACATAACTTTCTTTACTTTGCCATTATCCATAACAAATACCTTTTTAGATTTGCGACCATAACCTGGTTCACCTTTTCTTATAGGTGTAGGGTTATTGAGCTTTACTTTCATTCCTTGATAGGTTGCCATTAGTATCTGCTTCTTTTAACCTTTTTTCTTTTAGTCATTTTCTTTTTCTTTTTACCATACATAGTGTCTGTGTTCTCCTAACTATACTATATCTTGTATGAGTGATTATATAAAAGGAAATAAATATCCTAATTACAAACCCTCTACTTCTTATACTAGTGGAAGAATTTGTTTGCAGGAAGGTTGCGATACTGTTGTATCAAAATATAACAAATATAGATATTGTAATAATCACAAACCTAAATCGTACCCTCGTATAAAAGGTAGAAAACCACCTACTGATTTACAAGAACCAGGGGTGTAAAAAAAATTTTTTTAAAACAATACCCTAGACTAGCTAGGGCTATACAGGGAGGAACATGAATAAAGAATCATGTTATTCCCATACTAACAGAAAATGGTTAATCAGTTGCCTGAAAAACCATTTCCTGATTATTTAGTATGTCATCAACAGGTACTTGTATTATATCTACCTTCTGTTATTATTCAACTAGAAATATTATTTAGGAGTAGATAGATACAGGTAAAGAGGGCATCAGGAGCACAAAAGGCTTACCAGGGAAACCTGACCAACTAGAAAGACAAGTAAGCTACCCAAGGTCTAAACCAAACTAACTAATTAAACTTTTTCGCAAATATATTGCATAGATGCCTGTTATGAAAAACCAGCTAGACTACCCTTATTGAAGAAATGTAAAGAGTGTGATAACACTCTAAAACAAATAGGGAAACAGAATAGATACTACTGTGATAGTTCACCTACTATATGTAGTATGTCAGGTAAAACACACACTATATAGTATGCCTACTAGACATAGTTTTAGTACAGTTTGTCACCTTTAAATAAAGAGTGCTTACAACATATAAAGAAACACACAATATTGACATTTGCATAGGTTTTATAGTTGTCTTGCCTATATATATAAACACTATTTTGTAAAATTATTAGTTACTAGAACATTATAAAATATTGTTGTGTAGTTCTGTTGTGTTGTGGTAGATAATGGGAGCTTAATTGATAACCACCCCCTACCCATATTGAAACCCAGGCAATCAAATCAATAAAGAGAGTGGCAAAAAAATATTAAAGAAATACCCAACATATATCCTCCATAGTCTATACTTGTTTACAAGTATTAATTAACTAAGGGAGAGAAATAATGATAGATAAAAATAATTTAATAGCTATCACTAATGCAGAGATTGTTAAAAATTTACCTAGCAATATTGTATTTAGTGAGTGGGAATTAAATTTAATAAGTGAAAAAGTAATTAAAAAAATAATTCAAGAGGTAAATCAAAATACTTTTGATATATTTGTGAAAGGAAACTAAGGGAGGAATAATGAAAGAAACAATAATAAAAAATATTCAGTTTAAATTGGATATGACTAGACGAGATAATGAGCGAAGAATAAAACAATTTAAAGCTCAATGTGAATTGCAAGAAAGCTACTTAGAAGAGATTTTAGAGTCAGCTAAGTTAATAAAAGAATAAGGGGGAATAATGAAATATAAAGTAAAAACAAATCAATCTATAAAATGCGTAGACCAAAAGGAACACGCAAAAGAAAATAACTATAATGGTTGGGCTAATTATGAAACATGGAATATTTCTTTGTGGATTAATAACAATGAGAGATTGTATGATATTGCAAAAGATTGCAAAGATTATGCAGAGTTTATTGAATTTACTAAAGATATTGATATAACTATGACAGGCGACAAAGTAAAGTTTGACAATGATTTAGTTAATGTAGATGAAATAAACGACATGTTAAAAGAACTAAGAGGGGAATAATGAAATATAAAGTAAAAACAAATACAGATGTTTGTGTAAATTGTAAAGCTGAGGGAATTGACACACTTGCAGAGTGTAATGTATCAAAAAAAGCTAGTGAGTTGTGGGATTTAAAAGAGAACGATAAATATTGTTGGACTTGTTGGGATAACATACATTGGGAATTCCAAGACTTAGCAAGAGATGGCGATTGTTATTGTGATTTATGCGAACACAATAGAAATAAAATAATAGGTGTATTGTAATGAGCGATACACCTTTATTGTTAGCCATACACGAACTAAACAAATGGTTAGGTGAACAGGAAGAACTTAAATCTAATTTATCTGAACGTGATGAGAGCGATATGTTAGATAGAGAGATAGAAGTTCTTACTGGTGCAATAACAATATGCAGAAAGTTCACTAACTATGACAAGCCAACAGAAAGCGAGGTGCAGTAATGCCTAAATACAAAGTTTATGGACAACAAAACATGGTTGTATGGGAGGATATAGTCAAAGCAGATAGCGAACAAGAAGCTATTGAAGTTGCTTATCGTATGAATTACAAAAGTGGTTTAGGTTTAAAGTATATGGATAACTTAGAGGCAAACACAATAACTTTTGAAATACAAGAGGAGGAAGAATAATGGCTAAAGAATTTACTTGCTTAGTAGAGTTATCTTTTAGTGGTAACAACTATGAGGCAAACAGTGTAGAAGAATACAAGCAGAAAGTTAAAGATAATTTTTTACAAGAATTTGATATGACATTAACTGATGATGAGATTAGTTGTATAGAGGAGAAGTAATGGACTATCAATACTTTAGAGATAAGCCAGTGCCTAAGTTAAAACAACGTGAGAGAGTTGAGTGGATATTGACAACTGCGAGAGAGAGCAGTGAGCCAAAGGTATCAAGCAACACTTTCATCTATGACTTTCGCATACCAAGAATATCTGCACACATATTTAATATGCGTGAGGACTTGTGGGAAATAGAAACAATAAAAGAAAACAATGAGTTCTTTTATAAGTTGTTACTTACACCACAAGAGATTTTAGAACAAGCAAAGAAAGGACAAACGTATGAGCAAACCACAATTATCTGACACTGACTATGGCTATAATGGATTGCTTAGAATTATAAACAGTCAAGACATAGATATAAATGAGTGGATAACAGAAAGATTAGATAAAGAACGTGGTGGTATTAAGTTTATGTTACCTAATGCAGAGGGAGAAATCTATTTGACATGGGGAGATATATACCACATTAAATTAACAACTGTTCATACCAAGAAAACATTTGATAGCATTGTAAATCTAAATGAGTTACAACAGATGCTTGTTATGTTGGAAAAACAAAGACAGAAAACTAAAAAAAGTATTGCTGATATGTTAATGAAAGCATTTAGCAAAGATGAGGAAGAGTAATGCAGGATAACTGGAAAAGACTAGCACAAGCATTGTTAGATGAGGAAGATTACCTTAACAAACAGACACGTGCATTTAGAAAAACAAGATTAGCAACTATTAAAATGATGAGAAATGAATTGTCAATACAACAGATTGCTAAGTTACTTAAACTTTCAAGACAGAGAGTTTATAAAATAATTGAGGGAGGAGAGTAATGCCTAATTTTAATTTAGATAATTACGAAACAGTAGAAGATAGACTAAAAGTATTTTGGAAAGACAATCCACAAGCAAGGATTAATACAGAGATAGTGCATATGACTGATGATGGAACATGCGTAACTGTGAGAGCCGAGATATATAAAATGGAAGTAGATGCAAGACCAGTAACTACAGGTATAGCACAAGAAACTAAAGGTCAAGGTGGCTTTGCTAACAAAGATGCATGGGTAGAAAACTGTGAAACATCTGCTATTGGTAGAGCTTTAGCTAACTGGTTGTATCAAGGTAGCACTAAACCAAGACCTAGTAGAGAAGAAATGTCTAAGGTTGGTAACCAAGATGATAGAGTTAAGGTAGAGAAAAAGAGAGTGCAAAGACCTACTAAGGAACAGAAAGAACAGATGAACAAAGTTGTAGATGAAATGGTTGCAGAGCCAAAGACAAAGAAAAATGCATCTGCACTTAAACAACTTATGTCGGCAACTGTATCTGATGCAGACAAATTAAAAGAGTATCAAAGAGATGCTTACGTTGAGTGCGTAAGTGAACTTAAAATGCCTGAAGAAGTAGAAGATTGGGATAACGAACAGATGACTACGTTTCTTGATGTGTTCCATAAACTTGTAGAGAAAGACAAAGGTTTAGGCGACCTTAACGAAGTCTTTGTAACAGAGGATATTACTGACAAAGGAGGTGATGAGATGGGAGATGAGTGGAAAAGCAATCCTGCTACCGAAGCACAACTTAAATGGTGTAAGGATATAGTTGCTAAAGCTACTGACAAGAACATTGATGGACTTGCAGAACTTAAAAAACTATACAATGGTGGCGATATTAATGGAGAAACTGCTAGTGAAATCATTACTAACTGGAACGATAAGGTTAAGTAATGGAAGAGCTAGAACAAGCTAGTATCAATGTGCAAAGGTTGGTTGAAAGATTACAGAAACGTTTTCCTAATCACGACTTTGACCAACCTGCACCATTAGATAGAAGATGTAAGAAAAGCACAACAGGTATCTGTCCTGTATCAAAACATTTAGAGTATGCAATAGACACTGATGGTAATGATTTTTGTATTAAACAAATTAAGTTAGTTGATGAAAAAAACCCATACTCACATACAGTTATTACTTGTAATGCAATAATTAGAACTAAACAAGAAAAAGATTTAGCAAAGAAAGGAATATTCTAATGCCTAATATATTTGATGACCCTAAAGCACTAAAGACATGGGCAATTAAGTTAGCAAATGCCTGTGGTGGTCAAAAAGTAGAGAAATCTATAATGTTAACCAAGACAAACCCACAAAGAATAAGAGAACTTATGGATGAGTTTGTTACTGACCACAATGAAAACACAATTAAGATTGCTAATGAGATAGACAAACAAGAAGAAGAATAATGAGTCATCCAGTACCTGGACAAAGTTACTATTGTGAAGATTGCCACGAATTGTTAGATGATGGTGGGCATAAATGCAAATTATTTACAAATATAATTTAAAGTATCTTTAAATTATCCCAACCTTTATTGTTAACTGTGAAAGTGAGAACACCAGGATGCGACCACAACCCACTGCGTTCTGTAAAGTCTATGCTTTTATCTAAGCTAGGTGATTGAAACCAAGTACGATTACCTTGTTGTTTACTACGAAAATGGTGGTAGTGACCTGTAATAAGTATCTCACAATTACCTGCAGGTAGGTGTCCATACATCTGACCCTTCCACCAATTTTCTATTTTGTTTTCAGGATTACCTCCACCACCAGTCATATGACCATGTGTCCACCCACAAGTCTTGCCCTTTATATCTAATACTTGATGAAAACCACTAGGTATTTCTACGCTGACTGACTTATACCTCTGCTTGTTTGCACTCATTATCTCTTCACAAATTTGCAAGTGCATTGTATCACTGTTATCTAATCTGTTTGTATATACCTGACCTTTACCTGACCTAGACATCTCGCCATGATTTCCTGGACACCCTGCAAGAACTAACTTATCTGCTAAAGGTAAGAACGTGTCTATTGTTTTCATTATCATAGACCTAGCTAGTGCATATTGTTCAATGAGTGAGAGTTCTACATTAAAAGGTTGGCTATCATAAAAAGCTGCAGTACAGTTTTCTGTAAGGTCACCAAGTCCTATCATATAAATCTCATCTATATCTACACCAAGTTTACGAAGGTCTTTTATTCTATTGACTGCATCTTGTAGTGCTACATCATAACGTTTTATTGTATTCTCTACGCCAAAATCTCTCTTACCTAACTGCCAATCTGCCATAAAAAAAAGGAAGGCAGTGTCGCCTCCCAATGTTTTCTTTTTAATTGGTGCTTTTTTCTTAGCTTGTTTAAATAATTCTTGAAAATACTTGTCATGTCCAGGGTTTTTCTTTCGTACAACGCCTTTAAATGCGTAAAATGTTTCAGTTGTGCCACCTTTTAGCTGTACATTCCACGAAGATGCACGTACTGAACCCTCAATGTAATATAATTTAGGGTCAAAACCCCAGTCACGTAAGATAGAATCAAATTTATTTCTGTAATTAGGGTCTGTTCCTACGTGTGTTATTTCTCCTAGACCAGTTTGTTCGTTTACTTCTAGTCCAGGTTGCCATCCTGATTTATAAAAATTATTACCCCACTCTTCAGGTATAGGTTTTTTTTGTGTAATACTATCTCCTGTCAATATAAGTATACAGGAGAATAGTATTTACTGTGTTATTTAGATATTTGTTTTTTAGCGTATGTCTTAACTACAGCTAAAGCAGCACCACCACCTGCTAAAGCAGCAAGTTGCACAGTATCGGCATCTACAGATACCAATGGGGCAACGACTAACGCACCAAGAAACGCTTCAACGAAAGTCCAAAAGGTTCTTTCAAGCATATCTTTAAGTTCTTCACTCATTTTATAACTCCATGCATCATTCCAAGGAGTCCACCATAAGTCCTTCTTGAACCTACCCTCTTGGTTTCTTTTTCTATTATTTTTTTCAAATAAATCTGACACTATTCTATTACCCTTCCACTAAGTTTTGCTTTTATTGTTAGAACATTTCCATTTATTTCCTGCAATTTATCATAAACTGTGGTAGCTAAAACTGTGTGGTCTTTACTTGCGTTGTCTACTTCTTTTTCCAATAATTTATTTATTGTTGTGTATTCTATACTAACTGGCTTACCTTGTAGTAATTGACCTGCCACTTTTGCATACATTTTTTTGTACGCCACAGTGCTGCTGCCGATAAACCCATCCTTAGATACTTCTAAATCTTGTTGTGTTTCTCCTACAATTAAACAACCTGATGTATGTTCATCAGTGTTACCAGTGTGTATAAGAATATAGGTAAAGTTAGGCACATCTTGTATGTGTAACATACCATAGTGTGCGTTCTTGTATCTATCTGAATACTTAGCATGGAAACCACCTGTCTTTCTAAACTTTATATCGTATGTACCTTCAGGTATGCAGGTTTCGTGCATAACTTTTACTGCTTGATACTGGTCCTCTAATGTATAACACTCAAAAATACCATTTATAAATAGCAACCCATTAGTTGCATCTGTTCCAAATTGTGTTCTAACTACTGTTAGTTTCATTGTTCTCCTCCTTACAATGTTCTAATCCATACTTACAATTACATAAGTTTACATGTGTGCCTTTGTCATTAACAAAAGAACTACACATTACTTACCACCACAGCAACCACTTCCACAGCAGTCCATATTAATCTCCTAATCTCTAAAGCTAATTGTTAATAACCAAACAGCTAATGTAATTATAGTAGCAAGTCCTGTGATTTGTTGTGCAGAACCAGTAAGTGTAAGCGTAGCAATAACTAAACCAACCAAAGTCCAACTAAGGTTAAGTGTTTCTTTTATTGCTGCTACGAACCAGGTCCATAACTTTTTTATCATAGACTTCTCCTAAATACAAAAGCTGCCATAGTAGCTATTCTAGTCAGAATAACTGGCACTACCACCTCTTGTGCTTTTTCTTTTTGGTCTTGTGTCATATCATCTCCTATATTGCTAATAGTTATACCTTCAAAATCTAAATCTACAAATGTTTCTATTGGGTTTTCTAAGAATGCTTCGTACTGTACCTCTGTTACAACATCAGCAAGTGTGTAG